TGGTCTGTCTGATGACCTTATCTCCAGCAGTGCTACCAACTGACATCACGATGTTGGAAGCACTGGGATTGTGAACAGCAGAAGCAGTGCCCGTAGTTGCTTCATCCCAGACATCAGATTCCTTACCATACTGGAATGTATTAAAGAATGATGTTTGGTATGGGGATGTTTTTAATCTATTCTTACCAGTAAACTGTGGTCTCCAATCAGTTTGCTCACCCCAATGGTCAGCAATATTAACTACTTCAAAAAGAGTTCTTTCTTGATTTAAGAAATCTTGGGTGTTCTTATTCCACTGTGCCATGAGTTAGAATGCTCCGTACTTATGACCCTCGCCATCGATCGTAACTTTGTTTGACTTGGTGATATTCAGTTTGCTTTTTTCTACAGGGTAGATTGCCTGAACCATTGCGCCAGGATATTCACCCTGAAGCATTTCTACCAACTCATTCTTGGTAGGAGAACCTTCCGAGACAAACTCAATGTTGTACAACTCGCCTTTATAGAGCACATCAGCAGTATAGGTTTCCCCTACCTGCTGAGGTTCTTCAGGTTGCGAGTTGATGTAGAGATTTCCGTTGAAATCTCCCGAGATGTTTACGGACTCGGATATAAATTCGTTGTAAGATTTCATCAGCAGTTCCACGCTCTAAGGGACTTGGACAGACGGTCATCGCCTGTATTATTGGAGGGTTTCTGTCTCTTACGCATACCCTTCATTCTCGCACAGAAAGAAGCACGACGAGGATTCCCTACTTTTTTGGAAGGTGCTTTAAGATCGCTTCCAGGGTTTTCTCTCTCATAAGATTTGCGTCCTTTCTCATTGAGTCCTCCTTCGGAGTTTTTTCCCGCTTTCTTTGTCCAGGCTGCTCCTTCATTTGTTTCCTCCATACTTTCGCAGGTGCAAGAACCTTTAGCACCAGGAGTTGTGCCAGGAACACGACGGCAACCTTTCCAACACTTCAGTGCTTTCTCCTGAAACTCTTGGAAAGATATTCCTTCCGACTTGTTTCCCCAGTTTGCAGCACCTTTCTCACGACACTTTACAAGTGCTCCAGATGCATATGCACTTGGCCAAACTTTATAACGACTCTTGACTTTCTTATAGCAAGCATCCTTTTCGCCCGCTTCCTCTTTAGTTACATATCCTGCAGCAGCATCCATGTTATGCTCGGTATCAGTAATCTTTGCTTGCATCCAAGCAGGAAGATTCTTTTCTTTTTTACCGAGTTTCTTCTTCAGTGCCTTAACATCTTTCTCAACGCTACTCAGTTGAGATTGTGCCATTGACACTTCATGGTCTTTCTCCTCTTTCTTGATTGCCTTAGCAATCTTATGTGCTTTCTTGATAGTGGACTTTTCAAGAGGAGGAGTATCGCCAGTAAGTTCCTGTGCCTTTGCCATACCAATAGCATAGGGATTGCGTGCTTCGCTCTTGATACCAGCAACTTTGTCAACTACACGACCGATTGCTTTACCAATCCTGTCACGCTTACGCTCTTTGGGTTTGGGTGCAGGTGTAGATTTCTTACCCTGACGCTTTGCATAATCCATGTAGGACTCACCAGGACGCAGTTTTTTAGGGTCTGGTTTCGATGAAGATGATGACCTGCTTGCTCTATCTTCACGAGCACGAGCCTTATTACCTTGACCGCTGATTTGGCGGTCTTTGTCAGGGTCTGGATGCCAGTAATCGCCTGCCTCTCTGATAGTTTCTTCAGTTGCCACGTTTTTCGCTCTGCCTCGTCTATCTGGATTTGGGTCCTGGCGATTCTTTCTACGGAATGCCTTTTCCTCTTCATCACTATTTAGTGCTGCTGCCATTTTTGAAGAACCGCACTTTGGTTTGGTTGTTTGTCCTGGTTGTTTTGCACAGGGTTTTCCTGCATATTTGCCACCCAGTTGAACCCAACCAGGGGTGCCATCAGAAGAGCGACTCTTGCTAAACCAGTCACGCAAAGAAGAATCACCACTTTTGTTCGCTTCTCCGAAAATTTCATTGTAAGTAGGTGGCATTTTTTGCATTTCTCCCATTGCCATTTTATTGGCAGTCTTGTGCATTACTTCTTTAGCACGAGTACCATAGAGTTTGTCCCACCTAATACGACCTTTTTGCATACCCCTAATATAATTTTTAGCGGTACGATTGATTGCAGGTGGAATATCTGATTTGAATCCCCCAGACATATTATCCGCCCACTACTTGTACTTCCTCAACAGTAATAGCATTAGTTGAACCAACAACAAACTTAACGCAACGCTTGACTACTGCCTGAGGACCGCTGTAAGCGTATGTATAATCTCCTGCTGGGTCAGCACCAGTAGAATCAATATCCGTTGTGATTGTACTTCCTGTAATGGCAGTAATCTTCTTGCCAGCAGTACCAGCAGATAAAAATGCCGTATCAATTGCAGGTGAAGTGCTATTATCTTCTACAGCAATATAATCCCCAACAGAAAATGGATGAGTATTACTAAACTCATTCAAATGATGCCCTAAAGAATAAACTGTAGTTGCAGAATCAGTTGCTTTTACAACAGTTGCTTGACCAGATTTACCACCTTTAACAATCAAAGGTTGGTTCTGAATCAGAGTAATGGCGGGACCATCGTTAATACTAACCGTTTGATTTCCTGCAATACAAATAATACGATAGACACCACTTTGAACTACTTGGTATTCAGTTTGACCACCATTAATGGAATTGGTGCTTAATACGTTCAGAACGGTCATTTTAGTACAACTTAAGATTCTTCTGTTTTATTTATCTCCTTTTGGTGTTTCAACATTTTTTGGAGGTCCGCAGTACTGCCAATAAACATCGTGTTATTAACAGTAGACGGCGATGACTTTTTTTCATCTGCATCTAGTTCTTTCATTTTCTTTTGTAGGTCGATGAGTTTGTCTGCTACATCTCCGACGTTTTTAATAAGTTGACCTGCAACTTCATAAGCACGAGGATGATCTGACGCTCGTGCCACATCAAGTATGCCATCGACTGCTTCTTGCCCCTTCATAACTAGGTTATGTAGTTGAGCACGAGTTGTTTCATAATCCTGCCTTACATCCTCAGTTTCAGATTTTTTCAACTGAGGTTTTTCATTAACATGTTTTTGTATTTCGGCAGGTTCTGTGCCAAATACATCATTAAGACCATCAAACGTGCTCATGTCTTACTCCTATGTCATATACAATTGAATACCTTTCCCCTGGTGTTGGGGGAACAAAGTGCAATAAATTTGCAGGAAATATTACTAACATTCCAGTTTCTGCATGTACTTGATGATACGCACTATTAAATTCATCATATGTTTCAGATACTAAAATTGGAATATGAGATAATAATGCATCAGTAAATGGTGATTGAAAATGCAATCTAGAATCTTCTGATGCTTTGGGGTAATAAACGGCAGATAAAAAACTATCCCTGTGAACGTGTGGGATACAGATATCACAATTTAAATTATGATTTCCCCAAATTCTTTTTGGAAAACACGTCACCTTTATATTTGGATTGACGAGCATAGAATCGGTAATCTTTTGAGACTGTTCTAATACTGTATCCGTCAATAGTTTTAAGTGTGGATTACTTAAACTCATATCTCGTTCTCTATGAATCCTATTATTTGGATTTGTGGAGAAATATCTCACTTGTTCACAGAGGGTCTCATTATCAAGTCCATTGATTTTGAACCTACTGATTCCAATACTAAAAATTATTTCACTAAACATAATTTACTCAAGTAATAGGTTCATCTACTCCACTTACAGGATTTCGTTTCTGATTATCAGTAAAGTCTTCATCGACAATACCAAATCCAAAATCATCATCAGCATCAGCATCAATTGGGTCTGGTTGAATAGTATAACGTACTTCTCTTGGTGCAGTAGAAGTATTTGTATCGGTATAGTAATCGGTGATAACTTTCTTGATGACCTTGCTGTCGGTAACAGGACCGTACAGATATGTTTTTACAGTAAATTGTAAAGTGTAGATGATTGCTCTACGAGTAGAAAAATCTCCCTCATATTCATCTTCATAATCAACACTGTTTAAAACTACAGGAACATCCTTAGTTTCATTAACATCTGGCAGTAACTTTACTGGAAGATTGTAATGGGGTTGGAAATAAGGAAGAATTTGCTCAAGAACTTGAAGACCATCTTCTTGAGTTTTAGAAATGATTGCTAATTCAAATGAGAGATTATATGGTACGGGCATGAAGACATTTTTATTTTCATCTCCATCTTTAGCAATTTTAATCTTCTGAGTAGGTGACACCTTTCTGGAAGAATCATATGAGATTCCATTAATCTCAAACGAAATTCTAGGTAGAGTAATCTGAACCCTTTTGTTTGTGGGGTCAGGATTCTGGTCCAAACGTGCCAAAAACTTTTGCTTTGGACCATACGCAAGAGGCACTTTCATGACCTCATCGGTACGACGCAGTTCAATATTATTGAACAGTGTGCCAAATGCTACGACTGTTTTTCTAAAAATCTCGTGATATGAATAAGTGCCTAACATCAGATTGTAGTATCAGTAGTGGACCCAATGCTACCGAAAGGATTGCCTTCGGTAAAGTCGATAATATCGTCATCCTCAGTCTCAAAAGAATAATTCTGATCGATTGTATCGGCAGTATTTGTATTATTTAGAGTGTTATAAGACTCGGGACTCCACTTAGCACCAGAAGAAAGACCAGTGATTACTTCCGCTGTATTGAAAGTTCCTGTTCTGTTGATGACTTGGAGCTCCCTTGTAGAAGCATTCCAGGACTTGACTTCTGCTCTATTATCTTTTGGTGAGTAGTCGATTGTGACTGTTGGAGCACTAGTGTAACCAGTACCACGAGATGTAACAGTAATGCCAGTGACGATGCCAGCAGAACTAACTGTTGCGGTCGCAGTTGCACCACTTCCTCCCCCTCCTTCAATCGTTACACTTGGAACCAAAATAGTGTTGTAATATTCACCACCATCAGTAACTGTAATAGTATCAACTTCATCGCCACTCAATGCCGCAGTCGCTCTAGCCAAGTAGAGATCGCCAACGATTTCTTCACCTACTGTAAAATCTCCAGTCCCGCCTGGATCCATAATGAGTTTAATAGCATTGGCGAATGCAGTTTCGACAGCATCGATTTCTGCAACACCAGTGTCGATTTGCTCGTCGCTGTATTCGAAGAGTTCGCATTGACATTCCCAGACATATCCTTTACCTAACTGATAGAATGGACGTTCTGCTTCAACGAACTTAATTTCAAACAAATGTTTGGTAGCAGGAAACCAGATAAGGTCACCCTCATTTGGACGACCCTCAACATTCAATACTGCATTATCATCTACTTTTTCTTCAAACTTTTTGCGAGAGAAAACAAATGTGGTTTTATCCTCAATACGAACACCAAACTTACTTAAAAGTTCTCCTTGTCCTTCCCATCCATCTACATTATTAACGTATGCTCTAACAGCAAGTGCTTGTTCAAACTTACTAGACTCAACTTCATTTAAAATAGTGTCACGATTGATATAGATTCTAGGAAGATAGTAAATGTCCTGACCATAAAGTTCAATGCTCTCTACAATCAAGTTTTCTATAAAAGTCTGTTCCTGTGCAGACCCATTAAGATTTAGTCGGCAACTACTTGTGTAATCCGACTGAATACAATTGTTTGGAGGATCGTTTCTGTAAGTCATATCAACCGATTAAATCCATTGGGGGAAGTTCGTAATCTTTGCGAATTTGCTCTTCAAGGTCTTTCTTGAATTGACTTGCATCTTCAAGAATGCGACGACCATTCAAGGTTACACCACCTAACATTTGAACGCCATCATACTTACTTAAGTTGCGACCCCACTGTTGCTGGAAGAGTGCCTCAACATAATCCTTCAACCAAGCATCATTATACATATCTGTGTATGTTTCGGGGTCTTGACGCATAACAACTTCAACAACGATGTAATCACCAGATTGAAGTTCATTCCAGTCAAAGTCAAGATATAATCTTCTTTGAAACTCATTGAACCTCACTCTACGATTTTGAGAAGAGTTTGTTACCCAATCAAGTGTTTCAAGATACTGAGAGGTCATAAAGTAATGAAGAATCTGTCCATGTGTCATGGAGTAGATATCATTCAAGAAAATCTGATACTTGATATTAAAAATATTTCCAGGAACAATACTAGACGCACCGATAGCACTGTAAACATGATTGACTGCTAATACTCCAGGTGGAAGGGAAACATATTCATTTCCCTCATACCAAGCAGTCGCACCTATTTGAGTGGTAGATTTTGCAGCAGTTTTAATTGCATCAGTTACTTCAATCTTGATAAATGCCTTATAACTTCCGTTGTAGGCAAACTCTTGAAAGTAGTCGATGGCTTCTTCGATTAAGTCATCCAGTTGCTCATCGCACACGTTGATGTCGATAGCAGGATAACCTAATCTGCGAAGAGCATAGTTTTTTAGCTCTGTCTTAGAGGCGGGTCTAGTTGCGGACATTTAGTTTACCAAGTAGCGAGAACGGATCTTTTCCAAGTGTTTGTAGCGACACAAACATAGACATAACCTGCATCGTAACGAATATCACCTGCAACACCAGGATCTGTCGCAAGCGTAGGCGCAGTACCTTCAAGAGTAACTTCGCCTGCAACATTACCATCAACATTACCTGTTACGTCACCAGTTACGTCACCAGTTACGTCACCAGTAAGATTACCAGTGACGTTGCCAGTCACATTAGCGGTAATGCCACCAAGCACGGTAAGGACATTAGTGCCAGTGTTAAACTTCATTCCAGAGTCTGCTCTGAGAGCAGAAGTGCCTGAAGCAGCAGCATTAGCAACAATACCAACAAAGAAATCACCAACGCTACCAGACTGACTCACAGAAACTGCAGTGGCAGTATCAGCATTACCAGTGACATTGCCAGTCAAATTAGCGCTAATTAAATTAGCAGCAAAATCGCCGTTAGCATCACGAAGAACGAGGTTATTCGATGAGTTGGTGCTTGCAGAAGCGACGTTAATGGTGATGTCGCCTGCTACACCGTCTGCATTAGTAATCGTGATTCCAGACGCTGCTGTGGCGGTCACCGAGCGTTGTGCGTAGGTATTAGCAGCAGTTCTGGTAACCAGACCTGTACCTGCCATAGCGGCGAGTGCAGTGATGTCTGCGTCGTTGTAGGTGGTGCTGATTGTTACGTTGGAAGAACCATTAAAGGAAACGCTGCCATCAACAACTCCGTCGATTGTGATTGTGCGTGCTGTCTGCAATCTAGATGCAGTAGTAGCATTGCCTGCCAGGGAAGCAGTGATAGTTCCTGCAGCAAAATCTCCCGAAGCATCTCTGACAACAACCGTACTTGCAGTATTAGCAGTTGCAGTTGTATAACCATCCAGCAAGTCAGCATTCAGGTTATTAATCTTAGTAGTGTTAGGAATAACCAGAGCAGGACCAGATGTAACCTGAGAGATAATCTGACCATCAACAGTCAGAGTGCCATCGATGTTGGCATTAGCATCAACGTCAAGAATGGTGCCAGTGCCAGTCAGATTCAGACTACCAGCACGAAGAGCAGCATCTGTACCAGTGTGTACTTCGGACGCATTTGTGGAATCTGTCAGGAATGCGAACTGGGAGGATGACCTGTCGAATCCGAAGAAGCCCACTTTCGCAGAGCCGTCGTAATAACGGAACTCAACACCACGGTCCTTACCGTCGTTAGACGTTGGTGCTGTGTCACCACCCAAAGTAATGATAGGGTCATCGAGAGTTGTGACCGTAGAATTAACAGTAGTGGTTGTTCCATTTACAATTAAATCTCCACCAACAGTGAGTGTGTTGTGTAAGGTTGCATCACCAGTGCTTACATCAACAACGAATGCATCTCTAGAGTTTGCGTCATCCCAAACGTGGAAGTCGCCACCGATATATGCATTTAATGCTGCTCTGAAACCACCATCAGTGCTAAGAGCAACACTATTATCGTCAAAAGATGTAATATCTGATGTATTTGTGATAGTAACACGACCACTAAATCCAGTGTTACCAGACTGAGTAGTCGCACCAGAGATTTCAAAGTCACCGTAGACACGCATAGAACCGCCTACAGCAAGGTTCCTCTGGATTCCGACACCACCAGTAATCCTCAGACCGCCATCGGCACCATAGAGTCCCGTAAGTGTCTGTTCTGTATTGTTAGTAAGAGTGACGATACCAGATGCACCGAGGGTGTCATTAATCTGAGTAGCATCACCAACGGTCAGAGTGCCAATGATGCTGGTATTGCCGTTATCTGCATCAACACCAAACTTCTCAACAGCAGAACCATTTCTAATGGAGAAGACTTCGTTAGCAGCATCAACAATCAGAGAATCGTTGATAGTTGTTTGACCTTGGACAACCAGTGTGCCGTCAGTTGCAACGTTACCAGAAGCAGAAGCAACAGTAAACTTGTCTGTAGTGCCACTTCTAACAGCAAAGTTAGAGTCAACATCTAAAGTGCCATCAATATTGGTATTACCCAATACGTATAAAGTTCCTTGAATGTTAGTGTTACCTGTTACGTTGTCAACAAAGAACTTGTCGGTTGTGCCACTTCTAACAGCAAAGTCAGCATCAACATCAACCGTGCCATTAAACTCGGAGTTCGCTTGGACAGTAAGAGTGTCGCTAGTAGAATCACCGAGAGTAACATTTCCGTTAGAGAACAGATCGCGGTAGAATCTTACATCACCGTGAACGTCAAGAGTGCCAACAGCGGCAGTGCCTGCACCAGAGCGACCGATTGTAGTGTTGCCGCTTTCACCGAGGACTTGGAATTCAATAGTATCGCTACTATTGAGTTTACCGATATACAGGTCATCACCGATGTGAAGGTCAGTTGCAATACCAGCACCACCAAAAACTCTTAAGTTAGTTGTAGTGTCTGTTGCATAAGCAGGTGTATATGCTGCAGAAGAACCTGTGTAAAAAATATAACGGACATTCAGGTAGTTTTGTCTGTTGAATACTGCGGTTTCATCTTCTTTCTGAACTACAGTACCGTTGACATAAACATCGGAGTTGAACATGAAGTCGCCTTCAATGTATCCACCACCATCAAATCTGAATGCACCGTAATCATTGTTCTGAATCTCATAAAGACCAGTGCCACTATTCAGAGCAATTTGGGGTTGATCAGTATTCTCAAGACGAACCAGACCAGAAACATTCAGAGTGTTGTTAAGGTCAAGAGCACCTGTCAAAGTAGTTTGACCAGTTACTCCAAGTGTACCAGCAATGAGAGTGTTACCAGTTGCAGAAGCAACATTAAATTTATTAGTTGCGATGTTAAGGTCATTGGTAATATCTACAACGCCATAGAAAGAAGCATTACCAGTGGTAGATTGTAACTCAATACGAGTTGTACCAGTACCATTATTCAGTTGCAGTGTCTTAGAAGCACCTTGGATGACCATGTTGTCATCAAAGCGAGAGGTGCTGTGGACGCGCAGAGTGCTATCAACATCCAGAAGACCACCAATATTAACATCCTGACCGATACCAGCACCACCAGCAATTACAAGGTCGCCAGTTGTATTGGAGGTGGAGTTAGTGTTGGTAGTTAGTTTAAGGTTACCAGCGATGATGCCTGCATCTGTTCCAGAGAAGACTTCAGAAGTGTTTGTAGCATCATAGAGGAATCTGTATCCTCCTGTATGACCTGCGAGATCAGAATACGAAGCATCGTAACCGTAGAATCCAAGCTTTGCTGCACTATCATAATATCTGAACTCAACGCCTCTATCGAGATTATCGTTAGCAACAGGAGCAGTATCACCACCAAGAGTAACAATGGGGTCATCAACCTGAAGGGTCGTCGAATTGACCGTCGTCGTGGTGCCGTCAACCTGTAAATCACCCCAAACTCTGACGGTTCCAGTAACCGCCCTATCATCACCAGGATCAAGGTTGAGAGTTGCATTTGTTGTAGCAATATAATTATCTTGGAAACGTGCATCCTCTACCCAAACTTTACCTGCTGCTTGGGATGCACTAATTTGAACAGTATCTTCAGCAGTGACAATAATGTTACTAGTTCCAGAACCAGCATTTGTTGCCAGGATGTTGAAGTTTCTGTTAGAAGCAGTATTCTGTGTTAATTGAAGAGTGAGGTCACCATCTCCAGTCTTGTCCAGGGTCTGAGCAACAATACCATCAAGAGTGATGTCGGGGTCGGAGAAATACGAGCGTACATTAACATCAATCTCACCAGCACCACTGTCCCCAGTATTATTAG